CAGTGAGGGCTCCATTCACCAGTGTCAGGATGACATCTGTGTTGGCCCGGATGACTTCCATCACCTGTCCGAACACTCCAACCAGTCCACTGAGGAACGGGATTATCATGCCCCTCATGGCACTCATGGCACCGAGGGCGGCGACAAAGGTTCCCACTGACCCCGCAAGGGCCAATACTCCTGTCGGGTTCAGCTTGTTGAGGGCCGTGGAGATGCCTGAGAGGCCCGTGGTGGCGCTCTTTGCTCCTACCTTGCCTAGTATACCTGTTGCTTTATTGAGACTTAGATAGCCTGCCGCAAGGAGTGCAATAAGCGGCGCGACTTTCCCGATAGTGGAGGAGTGTTTTGACATAAATCCCGACACCTTGGTCACTCCATTACCAAGGGTGGACAATGCTGTCTTGAATCCATCGACAAAGGTCTTATTGGTCACGATCGACCTGCCAACGTCGAAGACTGCCTTACCGAAATTGTAAAGCGTCTTACCCGCAGAAGCGGCGACAGGTGCGATCTTGCTGAAAACCTTGGAAGCGACGGACGAGGCTTTGGACAGCCCAACGGAGAGAACCTTGGCAATCTTGTTTCCGTCAATCTTGCCTAATACTCCCTCAAATTTGCCGATAGCCTTGATTCCGTAGTTGCTGACCACACTCCATGCTGGTGCCAGTTTGGTCGTCAGGGATTCCTTGACGCCGTCTATGGCAGAACCCATGTCCTTATAAGTTGTGGCCATCTTTTCAAATTCGGTGCCTTCTCCAGCGGCCTTTTTCATGGCATTAAAGAAATCTTCCGTTTTGACTTTGCCTTCCTGAATTTTCTGTGTCATTTCACCAGCACTCATGCCCATTTCTTTGGCCACAGCGGCCATACCTGACTGAGACTGCTCTAACATAAGTTTATAGTCCTGCCATGCTACTGTAGGCTTTGCCGCCATCTGGGCTCCTTGCTGGGACAGGGTCTTCATAGCCTGTCTTGGGTTTTCTGATGCTGCAGCTAACCCTCCGAAGGCCTTTACAAGATTGCCTGTATCTTTAACCCCTAAAGCCATTAGCTGACTATAAGTGCTTGCCATATCTGACCCGTTATAAACAGACTTCGTGGCAAATTCAGAAAGTTCGGCTTTCACCTTTTTGATTTCTTTGGTAGACTTTCCAAAGTACTTCATATTTCCTTCGAAGGTCTTCCATGTGGCCTGTGAGGCATTCAGTTCACTCACAAATCCTCTTGCACCACTGGTCAGTGTGGAGAACATCTTCCCTCCCGCTGACATCAGTGCACCGAACTTTAATCCCCCGGCTATCTTGCCGAGAGATGACACGGAATTTTTGGCGTTTCTCATTGCGGATGTAAAACCGCTGTCTTTGGCTGACAATATCGCCTCAACGCTGTAGGATTCAGCCATGCGACTCACCTTCCTTCCGCTTCTTGTATGCTATCAATTCTTTAAATCTTTCATCAGGGCCGTTCAGTTCCTTCTCCGCCTTCTCCAGTTCTTCTTCATAGTTGAAGAAGCTTCTGAAGGTCTTGTAGACAGGAACTTCTTTCTTGCCCTTCTTTTTGGTTGCCTGTGCCATGAAAGTGGTGTAGGCCAGCCAGTGGCTCTTGAAGTCTTCGTCAACCTGACGGAGCCTTAAGGCTCTTACCATCAGTCTGTACTGGTGCGGGGTCAGGTTGTCGACCTCGGCAAAAGAGGTGAACCCGAAGAACCTGAAGCAATTGACGGCCACCTCGTCGTAGACATTGACTGGTTCAGAAGGCTCTACTGCTCCTCCATGAGTTTCAGCAGGTTCTGCATTTCCTTCCTCGTAACATTCGCTCTCGATAAAAAATCTTTCACTTCATCGAAAAGATTATCGATGTCTGTGTCAGGATCCTCGATGTATGCCTCGATGGCCTTGCCTGTGAGCCTCGGAGTTTGTCCCTTGTTGGCAGCCATCAGGATGTTGACCAAGGCCTCGATGTTGCCGTCCAAGAGTCTTGCGATCTCGTATTTCATGCCGATCTCCTCGACCTTCCCGGGGATGCCGTCCACAGGCTGCTTTACCTTGGGATTGAGCTCCTTCATGAATCCGTAGCCGAAATTGAAATTATAAACGTTGCCGTCAATCGTAAGTTCCATCATGGTCGTAACCTCCTTTACACAAAACAGGACGGAGACTCTGCCCCGCCCTGTAGATTTTAGATCAGATTATCTTATACTCCTGTCTTAGGTGTGTCCTTGAACACATAGCCTGCTGCATCCTGCTGCGCAGCTGTGACTGTGACATCACCCTTCTGACCGTTTCCGTTGATACCGAAAGTCAGGGAAACTTCTACCATGTCCTCTGCGGAAGAGGTCTTGGAGAGTTCTGTGAGATACCCCTGGAAATAACGGCCCTTGAACTTGTTGGCTCCTGTGCCGGGACGGGTAAGGTCTGCCTCCCAGATCTCCATGAGCTCGTCATCGTCCAGGGCATCCTCGAGTGTCTCGATCATATCATCGGCAGAGTCAAGGATGGATGTGCAGGTGATCTCCTGCTCCATTGCTCCGGGTGTACGGATGGAACCGTCCTTTGTTGCAGTGGAATCTGCATCTTTGGACTTGGTCCGCTCGTTCTCAGTTACAAAAGCAATCTGTGTGCCGTCCATAGTAGCGGCATCAGCCAGCGGGCGGTACAGGTAAATGATTTTTCTTCCGCTCTCAGCGGCAAAAAGCTGTAAATCGAATCTCATAATTTCACCTCATTAGTTGAATTTAAACTCTAGTTCCAAAACGGCATGGAGAAGCGTGCGGTCTGTCGAGTCATCCGTCAGTATCCTCTGGGTCACGTTTCTCAACTCCCAGTAGAATCTGTTTGTGTACTCGATTTTGCTCGCCTCGTCCTTGATAGCCAGCAGCATGGCGGAGACGGTTCCCCTCTTACGGGGATTGTTGTGCCATACATGGACGGTCTGAAAAACGTTTCCAAAGACAGCGTCCTTGTATCTCCTGTCATCCACCAGCTGGCTGTCTGCCATATAAACAAAAGGATATGACGCAGATTCAGGTGGTAAAGACCCGTCGTAAACGTCATATCCCAGATTTTTGATCCTGACCAGAAGGTCAGTAAATAATTCCTGTTGCGGGTCCATGGTTCACCTCACTTGAATAGCTTCTGCAGGTCATTCTTGAAGATGGTTTTCTGTTCGTTGAAAGACGGACGGACAAAAGGCTGCGGAGTCATGAAGCGAGTGCCGTATTCTAGATAGAGACTGTATTCCGTAGATGGACCAACTGCAGCAGTCATGCCTCCATCTCTGAGTTCCAGGGAGATGCTCCGTTTCGTGGTACCGCTTGGATTTACGAAAACTAATCCTTTTCCAGCCTTCCATTCATAATGGCCTCTGAAGGTCGCTTTCCTCTGCATCTTGCTCTGCAGTTCAGCGCCGTTCTGCCTGACCACTGTCCTGATATCGTCAAGATTGCAGTTGTCTCTAAGTTTGCCCTCAATCTCTTCTAACCCATTGAACTCGATGCCCATCAACTCACCTCCGACACAATATAGGCTTCCTTGACTCTCAGACGCCGTCTATAGTCGACCTGATAGGCCGTATCACCGATACGGATGCGGTCAAAGGGTTCATCATAGTGGTTCTGCAGATGGACGGTCAGTGAGCCTCTCTTGACGCCTCCATAGACAATCTGCATGGTCTCCTGCCTTGTGTCGTAGACAGAAGCGAGCCTCTTCTCAGAAACAACAGAGTCTTCACCATAATCCCCTGTTGTCTCGTCGTAGGTCCCTGGGGTGATTCGTTCAAAGAATACTTCTTTGTCGTATCTCATATGAACCTCACCACACCTTTTGTGCCTCCGCTCTCGGAGGTCAGATAAGCCTCGATCTCGGTCTTGTATGGTGCGAAGTCATCCTCGATGTAAGTCATCGATTCCCCCTCCACCGAGTGGGAAGAAACGCCCTCTGAACCGATACGGTTATACCTTGCGACCGAGACCTCTGTGACGATGTAGGACAGCTTGTCTGGGACCTCAGTGCCTCCGATCAGCAGAAGGAGTCTTTGCTGGACGGATGCAATGATGACCTTCAGCCTTTCAACGGTGTCAATGTCGTCCTCACTGAACCCAAGGAGATTTAAAACATCTTGAAGCATGGGACCACCTCCTACTCCTTTGGTTCAGCCTTAGCCTTTTTCTTCCTTGTGACTTTCTTCTTCGGCTTTTCCTCTTTCGGCTCTTCCTTCGGCTCTTCGACCACTACCAGATTAAGCCGCTGCAGCAAAGCCTCAGCCTGATCTTTGGACAGCTCGATAAGAGGAGCACCCAGACGGTTCTGCATGGTTCCAAGTTCAAGGATCCTGGAAGCGGAGGGATTGTATCCCTTCCTGGGATAGATATCCCCCACCTCATACCTGTGATAGACGACCCCGGCCTTGGTGGACTTCACCGGATCCAGAAGGTCGTCGAACATTTTCAGTACTTTGTACATAACCTAACCTCCTTGTGACAGGAGCCGATTATGCTCCTGTAGTGTAAACCTTAGCTACTGCAGCCTTGTTATCGTTCGGAACCCACTGGCCACCCTTGCCTGCTCCCTGCAGTGCTACTCCGTCGAAGTCCTCAGACTCGATGGTACGAGCGGTGTTGATGCCAAGGAAGGCCTTGCCGATGTGCTGAACGTAAGCATAGATGCAGTCGTCATAATCATTGCTGCTTACTGTTGTCTTTGCGAAGTCTCCTGCCGGGATCTGCTCGATGACGAAGCCCTTGAACATGGTCACTTCCTCACGGTCGATGTTGACTGTGGAGCCCTTGGCTGTTGTAGCAAGACCGCAGTCGATGATTGCGTTGTAGATGTCAGGGTTAACTGCGGCCACTTTAGTTCCAACAGCACCGACATTTACGAAGTGAGCGGACAGCTCATTGAAAACAGCGGCAACAGATGTTGCATCGATGGAAGTCTTGGAGATCACCTTGCCTGCGATGCTGGAGATGTATGCACCGTGCTGTGCATTCAGCATTGCCACCTTAGCCTGTGCCTGCAGGTCAAGTCTGTCAGCGATAGCTGCATCGAAGTCGTTGTTTACTGTGTGACGGTCAAGTCCCTCATGGAATGTCCAGTTGAAGGAATAAGGTACATCGATGTCGCTGTAGATGACCTCTGTCCTTGCTCCGAATCTGGAAGTCTTGCCTGTGCCTGTTCCCATGCCTACATTGGCTCCGGTGTCGTAGCCGTTTGTGTAAGCACCTGCAGCACTTACTGTACCAGTAGTAAGGGCAGAAGCCACATCACTGGTCTTTACGGAGAAGGCTGTGGCCTTCTCGGAAACGCCGTCGAGAGTCTCAAGACCGCCTGCCCAGAAGTCGCCGAAGTGGGACTGTGCAGCAAATACTGCCTCAACGATGCCGGCGAACTGCTTGCCGTAATATCTGATTGCCTGGTTGTTGTTGTCGCCTGCTGCGAACAACTGTAAGTCGAATCTCTTCATGATTTTCACCTCTTATATTTCTTCATGATACTTGCGAAGGGGTCAGTCTTCTGACCGCCTCCATATTGTTTAGGGGTCGTTCCTGTGGCACGCTTCTCAGCCTGTGCCTTCCTGTCAGCCTGGATGATGGAAATGAACTTGTCCTTGCGGGCTTTGGTCTCCTCCGCATCCATGCCGACGACGAACTCCATCACATCCACCGTGGCGGGATAGCCTTCTGTCTGCAGTTCCGAGCCCACCTGCCGGGAGAGCTCTGCTCTCAGTGTCTCGGCTTTCAGCTTGGCGATCTCTTCCTGCTGTTTGGCTATCTGTTCGTCTTTCTTCTTCTCTTCGTATTCTCTTTTCTGATCTGCGTTCATCTTGGCAAGCTTGGCCGCTTCGGCCTGTGCGGTCTTGACTGCTTCTTCTGTCTCCGCTTTCAGTTTTGCCTTTTCTCTGGCTAAACGCTTCTTGATCATCTCGTTGACTTCGTCCTGGGTGAAGGTCTTGGCCTCCTCCTGCTGTTCCTCTGCGGGTTCTTCCGACTCAGCGGCTTCCTCTGCAAATAACTGCAGGTCCCAGAGTTCACGGTCTGTGATTGTTCGTCTCATATTCATTCCTCCATAATTTAAAGTCTTCATGTCTGACTGTCTCGCTATAAAGTTTAAGGACATTCATGTCTGGTCACATTAACGTGGTCGGGAGCGGCGGCAGCTACCCCGCTGCACCCAAGAAAAAAGGACTCAACCAACAGGCGTCCCTGTTCTGATAAGTCCTTGTAATTTATATCAACCCTTCCGGGATTGACAGCATATTGGATTTTGTCGTTGGTCAGCTCCTCGAGGGAAGC